ATATGGAGTACAAGCGGGCAAATACTCGCTTGATTAAAATCTTAGGTATGAGATGGCCCCTCTTCTTGTCGTTATCAATGTCTAACTTCGTGTTACCTTTTTCAAAATGGTTGACTTTTTTAACATCAGAGGTTGACCTTTTTTAGTCAACCAGCTACGATCAATCATCTTCGCGCAGCACCGGCATTATGCCTAGAAGCGATTCCCGGAGCTTGAGGTCTGCTAGAGCTAGGGTGTGCTTGTGAAAACCAAGGGGCGGTGACAGAATATAAACCCGCCACTTACTTAAATAATATAAGGTGTAAATGATAGAAACTTACATAGGCATTTTTTTTGGAACTGCTTATTTTTTTTCTCAGGTTTAACAGGGCAGCAATGCTTAAAATTGAAAGAAACTCTTGATAATGATTCTTCTTATTCTATTAGTTGTCAGATAGTAAAAGAAAAATTCCGCCCTACTTATGAAGAACAAAGAAAAAAGGTAAATAAAAAATTGCTTGAATTAGATAAATTAGTTGAACAAATTAAAAAGAAAAAGTTTGAATAATTTATGGACCTCACAACCCAAGCCTATCTAGTCACTAAAACAGGACTAACTAAACAAGCAGTCAACAAAGCATTCAAAGCAAATTATTTTACAACAGTTGAAGATAAAGGAAGACTCAAAATTGATCTTGATGGGCATCTTACTGTTGAGTGGTTGAAAAAACATCCTTTTAAGGTGAAGACAGAAAAGAAAATTGTTAAATCAGAATCACTGAAAGAGCCAATAAAAAAAACAAAATCAAAACCTCAAAAAAAAGATATTCCAAAAGCAGATACACCAGAAGGCTCCCACACATCACGATCCGCTGACAAACAATTACTTGAACTTGAAAAATTAGAAAAAGGTAACACGAAGTTAGACATTGATAACGACAAGAAGAGGGGCCATCTCATACCTAAGATTTTAATCAAGCGAGTATTTGCCCGCTTGTACTCCATATTCGAAAACCAATTAAAAGCTTTAGGAGTAAGTGCCAGCCCCAAGATTTCAGCGGTATATAATGAGTCGAACAAAACAAAGACATCCCAGATATTAGAGTTAATCGAAAGGCAAGAAGATAAAATATTGAATTCAGAAATAAACAAAATATTAAATTCAGGAGAAGAAGAAAGGATATTGGAAACAACAGGAATACTTGAGGATAGTATCATGATTATAATCAGATCGATCAAGAGAGAGTTCGACAAGTTTTTGAAGAATATTAGGAAATTAGGGGAGTGACTCACTATGTCTTTACTAAGATTAGGGAATTATTCAGAAAGAAAATATATCTCTCGACAATGCAAAATTTGTGGTGAGTGGTATGATCCAACTACATCGACACAAAAAACTTGTTCAACAATTTGTTCAGAGAAAAATAGGAAGGCAACGGTTAAGGAATACCGAAAATCTGAGAAAGGCAAAACAACTCGAAGGGAATATAACCAATCAGAAAAAGGTAAGGCAATTCAAAAAAGATTTAGAAAAACAGAGAAAAGTAAAGCATGGCAAAAAGGATACCGAAAATCTGAGAAAGCTCAGTCATGGCAAAGGGAATACGAACAATCTGAGAAAGCTCAGGTAACTCGAAAAGAGTATCTAAAAACAGACAAAGGTAAGGTAACGGTTAAAAAATACTATCAATCTGAGAAAGGCAAAACAACTCGGAAAGAATACCTAAAATCAGAGAAGGTAAGGCAAAAAATTAAAATAAAGCGAAGAGAACGGTACTTGAAAAATAAACAGTAAGTATAATAATATATGGAAACAGCCACCACCACCGACCCATACCACGACCAAGACATATCCTTCCTGCTCGATCAATCCGATTCCTTCCCAACCCACCAACCTGAAAAACTAATCAGCAAATACATTCATGGCAAACGTGTCATGCCCCCAGGCTCTCCATTCGAGGGGATCTACGACATCAACAAAGGCCCTTATGTAATCGAACTCTGTGACAACATGAGTCCTTTCAGTACAGTGAGGCACCAATCCCTAAAAAAAGGAGTTCAGATTTTTGCCACCACCATCGCAGAAAATGTAATGGCCTACTACATAGGCGAGCGCCCTGCAAAGATCATGTACATGACAGCCACAGATCAACTGATTGAAAAATTTAGCAATACCCGCCTTGATCCCTTGATAGATAGCTGTGACTTAAGGCATCTCATCTTCAGCCAAACCGAAAATATAAAATCCCGTAAGTCCGGTGATAAATCAAACTACAAAGAATTCATCGGTGGAACACTTGCCCTTGTTAGCTTACAAAGTCCCGCTGGTATGCGTTCAGAGTCAATCAAGATCCTAATACGTGACGAGATTACAGGAGCCCCTAGAATGCTCACAACGGGTGAGGGTGACTTTCTTAGTGTATCTGAAGGAAGAGTGCAGGCATTCATCGAAAACGGTGGTAAGATATTTGATCTCTCGACACCTGGGCTGTATGGAGAATGCTTAATTACTGAGCAGTACGACCAAGGCGACAAAAGAAAACACATGGTTAAGTGTCCCATGTGTGAAAAGTATCAATGGTTATGTCAAGGCTCTGAGAAAAGTAATTACGGTTTAAAGGGTGATTACAAAGCTGGCCGTTTAATCCAAGGGTACTATCAATGCTACCATTGCCATGATGCCATATTTGAAAGCAGTAAAATAAAATTGTTACAATCGGGGCGATGGGAACCTACAGTTGAACAAAACGACAAACACTTTAGGTCGTACCATCTCCCTAGTTTCTACAGCCCAGGTCTAGCGACATTCACCTATATAAGAAAGAAATATGATAGAGCTATAGAAAAAGGTGACGATGGCATGAGAAGTTACACAAATCTCTATTTAGCAAAAGCATTTCAACCCACTGGTGAATCACCCAAACTTGACCATGTTTATGAACTGAGAAGCACCTACAAGTCAGGGACCGTACCAGCAGGCATCATGTGGCTTACCATGGCAGGTGATGTACAGCAAGGCCGTGACATTTACAAAGAACATGATAATGAAGACATTGCCAAAGAAGTAAAAAAATTCACAAAATCAAAGGATTATAAAAAGCTAGAGGGCCTACCTCGCCTTGAATTTGAAGTCATAGGACATGGTGAGGCTTTCAGAACTGCCAGTATAATTTATAAGATATTTTATGGCAGAGTCGATGACTACACCAGCGGAGCATGGGAAAAACTGACAGAATGGATGCATGAAACCGGATTAATTTTTAAACGGAAAGATGGATTTGAGTTCGGTCTTGAAACAATATTCATTGATAGTGGAAATCAGACCGATACTGTCTATAATTATTGTGACCCATTGCCTATGACTTATGCAATCAAAGGAGATAAGGAGCTAAAACAAGACAAATTGAAACTTTCTACTATCGATTCGCGCACAGGAACAGATTGGCGGCATTTTGTTTTATCAACATCAGGAAGTCATGCCATTGTAAGGATTCGTACAAACTATTACAAAGGGCAGATCTACAGAAAACTAAAGAATAAAATAGATTCAATTGAGGGTCAACCTCCAAACAGCCATCAAACGCCGGATGATTACCCAGATAGTTACTTTAAAGCCTTAACTGCTGAAAAACAAAGGAAAGATGGCAGTTTCCACAATGTACAAGGGCGTAGGAATGAAGCATTAGACCTTATGGTTTACAACTTGGCGGCTTCTGATTTCTGGATTGAAGGATTAATAATGGCAGATCGAGACGTGATTAAGCGTAAATACCCACAATACAGTAAGGAAAAGCTGAGAGAACTAGTGAACCGTGCCAGTATCACAGCGAGATTTGAAAAAGAGCTTAGAAATCGTGGATGGTGAAAATAAGATTCTTGTAAATATTTCAAAAAATTAGTATGTATATGCATGACATGTATCACTGCGACACGCAAAACCGATCTCGAAGCCGACTTAACCGCTGTTCTAGCTAATATTATAGCGATAGATTCAGCTATTGCCTCTTTTTCTCTCGCTGGAACTAAATCATACAGTTTCGACAGCGGAACCGGAAGAGCCCAAGAGGTTTTTAACAATCCTATGGAAATGATAAAAGTCCGTGACAGCCTCACAGCTCGCCGTGATTACCTACGCCGAGCACTCAATGGCACCTCAATTATACGTCAGCAAGCTAGGCGTTTATGATAAATCCGCTTAAAATACCTGGAAACATCACCAGATCTATTATAAATAGCTTTAAAATACCTAAAGTCCCCCAGAATACCATTGTATCAGAACCTTTTCAAAAATTAACAGCGTCTTCACGTCATAATTTTGCCACAGCAGGCAACACAAAACGAAGTGGAGGCAAGTCAAGACACGGATTAGCACGGTATGAAAACCATTTAATCCTTGATCATTGGGCACTACGTCAGAATACAAGGGCAACGCTTCAAGATTCATTGCAAGCCCGAATGATTTTAAGGCGTTCAAATGATACTGTGGCTGGAAATGGCTTCAAGGCAGACCCTAGTCCAAGATTTTCAGTACTTGGAATAACCAGGGAGGAAGCAGAAGTGTGGTCTGAAGATGTAAAAGAACGGTTTGACCTTTATGCACAATCAAAAGACTCAGATCTAACAGGCCGTAACAACTTTTATCAAAACCAAGGATTCTATCAATGGCAATTTGAAAGGGATGGTGATGTTTTTGTACGCCTGACTTATTCAAGTGATCCAGCCCTAACAAATCCTTTGCAAATATCCTTCATTGATACAAATCAAATCAGAGGTGATGAATTTACTTTTTCATCCGGCCCGTCTGCCCAGGATGATGGAATTAAAAAAGATGAAAATGGAAAAGAAATAGCTTATAAGATCTGGATAGTGGATTATTCTACACTAGGGCGTTTTAAATTCGTTGAGGTAGATGCTGTTGATAAAAAAACAGGCAAACGCCTGATAGCACACGGTTTTAAGCCGGAATGGACAGGGCAATCCAGGGGTATGCCTGAGATAGGACATGCTTTACAAGACTTTGAAGACATCAGTACATTTGATGTTGCAACGATAAAAAAGGCAATTAACGGGGCTAGTGTTGGTTTTACTGTTGAAAATGAGCAGCAAACCCCATCAGATTTAGATTTTTCCTCAATAAATGCAGGAGGTGGAGCGGGTTTACAGGTTACAGACGAGCCCAGTTCAAGCAGTCCAACTCCTCAAAATGTCGGTATTGATGGAGTACGTCATTGTGCCTTAGACGAGGCAACCATAACCGAACCAGGAACCGTCAATATTTTTGGGGCTCAACAAGGTGATAAATTAAAAGCAATTCCTTCCATGTCACCGGCAGAAAATACAGGCGAATACATCGATGGAAAAAACAAAATACCTTTCCGCGTCAATTTCAAT